TAGATAGCATTAACGAATATTGCAATTCTAATTATAACTGGTTTGATAATTATATTAATTGTAAAGATTTAGAAATTTACGATGATAATTTTAATTGCATTGCTATTGTAGATTTTGAGGTTGAGGTTGAAGTTTATCGTAAACCTTCTTATGGAAATTATTTTGACCCTCCTGAGTATGGCGAATGTGATTTTATACTTTACGCAATCAGCTTACACGATTTATATAACTCAAAAAATAAATTATTGCCTAACTGTAAAGAAAAATTACAAAAATTACTCGAAGATAAAATTGGGAAAAAATTATAAATTAAAACGTCCTAAAAAATCGGACACTTAAAACTAAAAAATTATGAAAACACTATTAGAAAAAATGAAAGCAGAAAATTTAGAAATATTGGAAAGCTATAAAGATAAATTCCCAACTTCTGTAAAAAGTTGCTTAAAATCTTTAACTACAAAAAATTACTGGATTGAATTAAGTATTTCAGAAGCTATGCTAATTTTATCTTTTACTACAAATAAAATTTTAGATGTAGAAAATTTAACAGAATTGTTTATTTTAGACTAAAGTTTTTAATAAAATTGCTATGATTAATAATAATTAACTATATTTGTAAAAACAAATTAAATTATGAAAAAAGAAACAAACGAAAATCAAGAAAAGAATAAAGGCGGTCGCCCAAAAGTTTTTTTAGAAGATGTATCGGTAACTTTACCAATGTCAGTTCCAAAAAAGCAAAAGGAATTTTTGCAAAAAAAATGGAATTTAGATTTAGAAATATTTAGGATTCAAAAATAACTTAAACAAACTATTATGAAAATTTACGAAAAACTATTGACGATTCAGAAGCGCATTAACGGATTAGGCAAAGACAAAAGTACATACAATTATAAATATGTTACTGGCGATAAATTGCTTGGAGAAATTAAGCCAATGATGAATGATTTAGGATTACTTTTAAAACAAGAAGTTTTATCTATTGAAAACACAAGACAAGACTATTCAACTGCAAAAGGCAATAAGTCTGAAATTTTATCAAAAGTAATGATGAAATTTACTTGGATTGATACAGAAACAGGAGAAAAAGACGAAAATTTATTTGGTGCAAATGGTCAAAATGATTGGGAGAAAGGATTAGGAAGCGCACTTACATACGCGGAAAGGTATTTCTTACTTAAATATTTTCATATTGCAACCGATGAAGATGATATTGATAACGATCAAAGGAAAACTTCTGCGCCTGTTCAATTAAAAGCTGAATTAAACGATTTGGATTGGATTAACCTTGAAACAATTTTTGAAAACAAAAAAGAAATAGTACCAGCAGAAAAATTCGACGCTATAAAATCCAGTGTTTATGGCAGAAATCCAAAATTTTATGAATATACTTTAGCAACTTTAAACAAACTATAACTAACTAAACTATTATGGAAAAAATTTTATTTCGCGCATCGGGAATCGGTGCGCTTTTAACTGAAGGCAGAGGTGTAATACTTACCGATAATCAAAAACAAACTTTAGCAGATTATAAACTTAGAAATTCAGGCGAAGGTAAACCTTTAACAGATAAGCAAAAAATCGATTTTGAGCTACTTTTAAGCAAAGAAAATGCAAAACCAATGCTAAGTGATACTGCAAAGAGTTTTATTGAAAAAACGTGGCTATTTAACGAAAAAGGATTTTATGAAGAATTGTCAAGTAAGTATGTAGAAAAAGGAAATTTTAATGAAAACGAAGGTATTTTGCTTGTTTCTGAAATTGAAGATTCATTTTACGAAAAAAATGCAGAACGTAAAACTATTGGGCATATTACAGGCGAAGCTGATATAGTTTGCACAATTAATGGTGTAAAAGTAATTAAAGATATAAAAAGTTCCTGGTCGCCTTTAACTTTTATGAATGGCGAATTATCTACTATCTATGAATGGCAAGGTCGAGCTTATATGTATTTATATGATGCTGATGAATTTCATTTGCATTATACTTTAACTGACTGTCCTGCACATATTTTAGAAAATGAAAAGTGGAAATTGCGTAATAAGTATGGAATTTTAGATGATGAAAATCCAACTATGCAAAGATTATTTAAACAATTAGAGCAAAATTTAGTATTTAGCAACGGAAACTATACAAAGGAAGAGAGAGTAAAAACTTTTAAAATTACTCGATGTAAAGAAAAAGAAGAATTACTTTTGAGCAAAATACCTATGGCAGTTGAATATTACAATAGTATTACTTTAAATCAAATATGATTAAACAAAAAAAATGTAAAGGTCAAGGAAAAGCATTTGGTTATGGGTGCGGTAAATTAACTAACGTTGAAAACCGCATCTATGGTCTTGGTAAAATGTGCGGTTGTTATTCAGATTGGCTTTTAAATTCAGATATTGGTAAAAGTATATTGCAAAAATCAATTAGTAATGTACAAAAACCTAGAATTGAATTAGAAAAGGCATATAAAGATAATAAAGAAAAAAAAGGCATTAATGGTGCTTTATTAGTTACTAAAACTTTAGTTCATGCATACGTGAGAAAAAGAGATAAAGATAAAAATTGTATTAGTTGTGGTTGCCAATGGAATGATAAATTTCAAGCTGGGCATTATTATCCTGGAGGAAGTTTTGAAACTTTAAAATTTCATTTAGATAATATAAACGGACAATGTGAACAATGCAATTTATTTAAAGAAGGTAACTTTGAAAACTACACATTAAATTTACCAAAAAGAATTGGCAAAGAAAGATTTGATAATCTTGTAAAACTTGCAGAAATTGACAAACAATTTAGCAAAGTATGGAATTTAGACAACTTAAAAGAAATTAGAGAAAACATTAAAAAATTAAATAAATAAAAAATGGCAAAAATAACATTTAGTGATGAAAATCAAGCGGGAGATATTCCAACATTTGATATAAGTAAAGAAAAATTATTAGGGGAATATACCACAATATTTAGTAATATGTTGTACACAAGAGAAGGAAAGGTAGTAGTTTGTTTTCAATCTTGGAAAGATGCAGATTATGAAAATCAACACCAAGATATTTTGGTATCAAAAAACGATATTCAAATTGAGGATTTTTTAATTACAGCAGTTGAAGATATAGAAGATAAAGAAATTGATTTTAATTTTTTTTGTTTTGATACATACGAAGATGCTTTTAGATATTGTATAGATTTAAAAGAAGGATTATAATTATAAAAACTAAACAAATGAACGAACAAGAATTAAACGAACTCGATGTTGTAGATTATCTAATATTTGAAACTTTAAATGAAGAATTTAGTAAACGATGTTGAAGTCGATGTAGTAGCTTTTCACAAAAAAGGAGTAACTAATCCAAAAAAAAAGAAAATGCTTTATAGTGAGTTTTTAAAACTTAAACACGAAAACTATAATTTTAGAGCATATCAATTAAATTACAATAAAACAATTTTTTAAACATTAAAACAAACATTATGAGCGAAGTATTAGGAAAGATTAAAGTATTAGGAAACACTATTCAAGTTTCTGAAAAGTTTTCAAAAAGAGAACTTGTAGTAACAACAAATGAACAATATCCTCAGCATATTCTTATTGAGTTTGCACAAGATAAAGTTTCACTATTAGACAACTATAAAATTAATGATGAAGTGAAAGTTTCTATTAATTTAAGAGGTCGTGAATGGGTTAATAAAGAAGGCGAAAGCAAATGGTTTAATTCTATTCAGGGTTGGAAAATTGAGAAAGCAGAAGCAGGTCAAGAAGCTCCTAAAGAGGAAAAGTATAAAGGTAAAAAAGAATATACACAACCTTTAGCACAAGAATTTGAAGAAGATGATCTCCCATTTTAGCATTATATTAAAATAATTTAATATATTTGCGCTTGTTGAAGCACTACCAACAGGAAAATATTAGTCTAACGACTAACCGACAAACCCTAATTTGATAGTAGTGCATCATTTTAGGGTTTTGTCATTTTATTAAATTATGAACAATAAAAAAGAATATATAAAAATTACTATTCAAGATATAGAAATAGCAGAAGAATTTTTTGATAACGAAAAGCATTTTAATGAGTTTTTAATTAATGTTTTTAAATATTATAGAGGTAAAGAAACTACAATAAAAACAAAAATTGTTGCAAAATATTTTAAAAGTTATATGAAAACTATGAATTTTGTAATTGATAGCAGAGTAAATGGATTAAAAGGCTATTTGGCAAAGTCTAATAATCAAGAAGTTAAAGCGTTAATGGTTGAACCACCCCTTGAAGTAGTGGTTGATACTAATATAATAAGTAATAATATAAATAATAAACTCTTATCCGAAATTGAAATTTCAGATGTTGAAGATAATTTAAAAAAGTATTTTGAAATTGCTAAAAACTTTCAAGAATTATTTATTCAAAATTTAACTGAAAAATCTATATCAGCAGTAACACAAAAAAATGCAAAGTTTAAAAACTATGTTACTCCGATTAGATTAATGATTGAAAATAATGAATGTACATTACAAGACTTAAGAGATGTATGGAGTTATTTAAGTTCTCCTAAAGCTGAATTTTGGAAAAAGAATATTTTATCAACTACTAAATTAAGAGAGCAAATAGTTAAACTAATTTTTGAAACTAAAAAAATAAAATAATTATGAACAATCCAAAAGATAAAGCAGGAGATTTAATTGTTAAATTTATTAAACATAGCAGAGCAGAAAAAGATATAAAACCAATTGATTCAGCCAAACAATGCGCTATCATTTTAGTTAATGAGATACTACAACACAATGCTTTCGTTTCAACTGGAATTAAACAAAGTATTTATGATTATTGGCAAGAGGTAAAAACCGAAATAAATAATCTATAAACAATAAACCTTATTAGTTTATTATACAACAACAAGTTTATTATGAAAAATAATATAACATGGTGGAAACTATTAATAGTTTTTCTTTCAGCTATAATTTTAGAAGCAAATAGTATAGCTGGGTTTAAATATTTAGTGGATAAAAACTGGGCTGGAATGGTTTTTATGGTTTCTATAAATCCATTTCTGTGTTTGCCATTAAATCACTATACAATAGATGCAAAAAGTTTTAAAGAAAGAACAATAATAGCAACTGCATTTAGTTTAGGTTTTGCAGTTGGAGTTATAACAATTAGACCATTTTTTATATAATTATATTTTTAAATTAAAAAGATGAGAAAGATAAATAACATTGAACAAGCATTTGCTCAAATGAGTTATAGACTTGAGAACGGCAAATATGAGCCAAAACAGATTGATTTAGACGCTTATTCGTTTTTAGCTAACTGGGTTATGGAAAATAAAAAACAAGCTCTTAAAAACGATATTTTGTTTGCTAAGTTATTTTGTAGAGTATTTGCTCAGGAAGTACATTTTTATAAAGGTGATTTTAAATTGGCACAAAAGACAATGCATCATTACTTAAAACATCCTATTGAATTTTACTATGAAAAGTTTACGCAAGAAGTAAACGATGTATTAATGAATAAATATATTAATGATTTAGGCATTAGTGATAAGCATCCAGCATTATTAACTGACAAAGAGCGTAATTTAGAAAACGAACTTTTAAAAGATAAAATGATAATGGATTATTTTGAAGGCATTTTAAAAGAAGATAAGGTATTTATTTCATTAAATAATACTTTAACTGAGTTCATTAACAAATATAAAAACTTACCATAATGGAATTTAAAATAGATATACCAAC